CGGATAAAAAAGAAGCGGGCTGGAATCCCTGCTTGTGGTGGATTATGCGTATGCGCCGCCACGAACCGCACAAGACCGGCTCTGGAAGAAGCAGAAAAGGAGGGGGAAATGAGCATTACCTTTGTGGATAACTCTGACGAAATCCTCCGCGCACTTGGTGAAGCGTGTGAGCGCGGCTTATTTCGGTGTGGCGAAAAAGCCGTTGAATACGCAAAGGATTTATGCCCCGTTGACACTGGGAATTTGCGCAATAGCATTTCTGCTGCTGTGATTGATGGAAAAGAAGTGCGCGTCGGAACGCCGACCGAATACGCCATTTACCAGGAAATGGGAACGGGCAAATACGCCGAGGGAGGCGGAGGCCGTCCTACTCCGTGGAAATACCAGGACGCGCAAGGGATTTGGCATTGGACAGCCGGCAATCGGGCACACCCGTTTATTAAGCCGTCAATCGCTGATCATCAGGGAACATACAAGAATATTCTGAAAGACGAACTTAGCAAAGGAGATTGACGTAGCGTGGATACCAGAAAAATCAACGTTCTTGGAGCTGAATACACGCTTTCCGTCTGCTGTGAAGACGAAGATTCTCGGCTGGCAGAATGTGATGGGTTTTGCGACGAAACCAGCAAAGAACTGGTTGTGGATAGCTATAGTAAGCACGTCGGCGACCAAACTTGTAAGAAAAACTTACAAGTTCAGATTAGAAAGAACAAGCGGCATGAGATCATTCACGCATTCCTATTTGAAAGCGGCCTTGCGGAAAACTCCGAATGGGCACAGAACGAGGAAATGGTAGATTTTTTTGCTATCCAGTTTCCCAAACTTATGGAAGTATTCAAAAACGCTGACGCGATTTGAGGGGCAATAAATGAATAATGACGAAATCATAAAGGCCATAGAGGCTATCATAAAGCGTGGGAACGATGTGGAGATACGGCGCAAGGGCGACGGCTACATAGTCCTCGAAGTAAAGAAAACAATCAAATATTCTTCTCCTGCGTAATTGGGCGCAGGAATGGGCAATCGGAGCCGAACAGCACGCAAAATCTACGTACTGTTCGGCTCCTTTTTTTGTTTATTTCGGTAAAACCCGCGAAGTATAGCGGTTTTTATATCACAGTCGTCCCCGAAGAATAGGGGCGAAGAAAGGAAGACTGAAACAATGGCATTAACTCGCAAACTTTTGAAGGGCATGGGACTCACCGACGAACAGGTGGACACCATCATTGAAGCGCACACCGATACCGTGGACGGCCTGAAAGCCGATATCGGTAGGTACAAGGCCGACGCTGAGAAACTTCCTGGCATTCAAAAGGAATTGGATGATCTGAAAAAGGAAGACGCTGACGGCGGCTACAAGGCCAAGTACGAGAAGGAAAAGAAAGACTTTCAGGATTTCAAAGACGGAGTTGCCGCTAAGGAGAGCGCCGCCGCCAAGGAAAGGGCTGCACGGGCGTACTTCCAGAGCAAGGGCATTCCCGCCGAGAGCATGGGGCTGGTTATCCGTGGAGCCAAAGCTGAAATTGATGGCCTGAAACTGGACGGCGAAAGTATCAAAGATACCGCCGCGCTGGATGGGCTACTTTCCGGCGATTACAAAGGCTTGATCGGCAAGACTACCACCACAGGCACCCAAACACAGACACCGCCTAACACCTCTGGTGGTGCAAAGAGCCGCGCCGAAATCTACAAAAAGGACGATAAAGGCCGGTATATTTTGTCCACCGCTGAGAGGCAGGCCGCGCTTGCTGAAAGCATGGCAAGCGAAAACAAATAACTTTTTTGAAAGGAGCTGTACAAATGGCAGCAAAAGAAAACGTAACGATTTCCACACAGTTCACCACGTCCGCGCGAGAGGTGGACTTTGTAACCCGGTTCAACGATAACTGGGACGCACTGCGCACCATTCTGGGCATTATGCGGCCTATCCGCAAGGCACCCGGCACGAAACTGGTATCCTACAAGGCAGAGGTAGACGGCGATTTGCAGGGCGGTGCCACCGTAGCGGAAGGCGACGAGATCCCCTTCACCAAGATGAAGGTTTCCCCCGTCACCTATGGCGATATCGAGGTGGCCAAGTACGCAAAGAGCGTTACCATCGAAAGCGTGGCCAAATACGGCGCAGAGGTCGCCGTAGAAAAGACGGACGACGCTTTCCTGGTTGCCCTGCAGAACAAGGTTTTGGGTGACTTCTACACGTTCCTGGCTACCGGCTCTCTGGCGCTGACCCCCAAGACCTGGCAGCTGGCGCTCGCGCAGGCCAAGGGCAAGGTGCTTGCGAAGTTCATGGGCATGGACAAGGACGTGACCGAGGTCGTTGGTTTTGCCAACATCATGGATTTCTACGACTACCTGGGCGATAAGGAGATTACCACCCAGACCATGTTTGGCCTTACCTATGTCCAGAACTTCCTGGGCTACAACACCCTTTTCCTCCTGCCTGACA